TGGTCATCTGCAACTCTTTTCAAGAGAGCTACAAATACATGGGTTGTTTACGGCGACTTGACAGCATAAGAAACTATTAAGGGGATATAAAATGGCATCAGGTAAAAAAGCAGGAAGACACTCCCAGGCATCAAACGATTTCTTGGAGCCACTAAAGCCTACAGGCGTATCTGCAACTAATACAGGAACAGGTCGTGCTTATGGTGATGGTCAAGCAACTGTTTCCTTCTCTTTACCTGTGCTATCCCCTGCTGCAACATCCTTTACAGTAACAGCAAGCACAGGTCAAACTGGAACTGGAGCTTCTTCTCCAGTTACTGTGTCTGGTATTACTGCTAATGCATCTGTAACTTTTACAGTAACAGCAACAAACGCAGCTGGAACATCACAAGCTTCTGATCCTTCTTCTGCAATTGCTATTACCACAGTGCCACAAACACCACAGTCAGTGAGCGCAACTACAGTTTCTGCAAACCTTAATCGGATTAGCTGGACTGCTCCTGCAACTGGTGGTAGTGCTATTACATCATATACAATTACTTCATCTGATGGAGGAAACTTTACTGGAATTTCTGGTTCAGCAACTTCCTATGATGCTGCTGATAATACACCTTCTGCTGCATCACCAGCTGCTCAAACATATACAATTGTTGCTATCAATGCTCTAGGAACTTCAGCATCAACTACTACATCTAGTGTTACTACTATTGCACCGTTCTTTCCATTCTTCCCACCATTTTTCCCATTCTTCCCTCCATTCTTCCCATTCTTCCCACCGTACTTCCCGTACTTCCCGTTCTTCCCACCGTACTTCCCATTCTTCCCACCGTACTTCCCGTACTTCCCGTTCTTCCCACCGTTCTTCCCGTTCTTCCCACCAAGCTTCGGTCCGTACTTCCCTTACTTCGTACCACCGTACTTCCGTGATACAAGATTCTAAGAAGTAGCATGAGTCAGTCGGGGGGCCTCATCCAAGTTATAAATAACTTTATAACGGAAGATGAGGCTTCTCGCATTATAGACTTTATTGAAAATAATTTAGAAGTTTTTGAATCAACCCAAAACAATAAAAGATATGCTTTAAAGTATGGAAAAGATTTTTTGTTTCAAAACTCTTTTGAAGACTTTAGCAAGCATAATCATCTTAATCACTATTTTAAAGATAAAATTTTTCCAAGGGTAATTAATCAAATAGGTAAATTTTATAATAAAACAGATATAGCAGTATCAAACCTATGGTTCTCTAAGCATTGTCCAGGATCAGTATTACGATTACACGAAGACGTAGATAAAGGCATTAATCCACAGTTTATGTACAGTGGAATCATATATCTGAACTCATTAGAGGATACAGGTATATTGAGGTTTCCGTTTGCTGATTTTGAGTATAATCCAAAAGTAGGAGATTTTGTATTTTTTCCATCTGAAGGAAAAATTTTTGCTCATGAGATAGATAAAATTAATAAAACAAGATATGCTATCCCAATGTGGATATCTTCTAAAGAATATGCTCTTTAACCTTCATAAAACTTATTAAAATCAAGATCAATTACTTTTTCAAATTCTTTTAATTTTTCTATTGTTGGAGCTCCCCAATAACCAAGTATTTTACCAGTTAAAATATTTTTTACTCTTTGCATACTGGTATAACTTCTTTTGCCATGAAGCTCTGTTTCTCTTCCTGGGGTTTCTGCTCTCATTAAACGATCTTTTGAGTATAGATCACCATCAAATTTATTTAAATGCCAAACTATTGGATTTTTGATGGTAAAAATTCTATAGCCTCTTGTCCAAAGTCTTAATGCTAATGTTATTTCATCTCCACCAAACATTACTTGTGGATCTGGAGATACATCTTCAAGTACAGATGGTTCAGAAAATATAAAATGACCAGTGACTAGTGCATGTTCTTTATAAACCTCTTTATCCCAGGGAAAATGTTCTGTTGTAAGTTTTGGGTATCCTTCGCCATTTCCAATAGCTTTATTTATAATCATTGGAGAGCAATACACATTTGCATCATTACTGTAATAATTAATTATATTATTTGATATTGACCACCAAGGAACATAGGTTGATATGATTGGTTTTTCATGTTCCCTTTTTATTTCTTCAAAAGCATTAATTATTTTTGTATCCCAATTTTTTTCAAAAAGCATATGAGCATCAAGTTGAAGGCAATAGTCTTCTCCATTATAAAAAGACAAAGAGTTTAACCTGCCAATACAAAGTCCAAGCATTGCGGGGTAATCTGTAAATGCATGCATTACATTTTTATATTTATCAAAATTAGGCCTGGTATTATCATTATAGTGACACCAAATTCCAAAATGTACACGCTCTGGGTATTCTGCATTTTCTAAACAATTTGATAGCATAAGGTCAAGGTGTGGCTCATTGTATGCTGCTATTGAAACATATATAGTCTTCATATAAAGATTATACAGTATTTCCTCTTATATGATATACTTTTACATATAGCTAAATTACACGGGGGATAAATGGATATATATAATGAAAACGAAAATCCATGGTTTACTAAGGATAGATCAGAGACTGCTTCTAGCAGAGTAGCAAGAGCCTTGCCTGATAAAGGGATATCTGTTAGTAATCCAGGATTAGGCCTAAATGTTTACCATAATGTTTTTTCTGAAGAAGACTCAAAGCGTTATATCAATGTGCTTGAGTCAAATCTTTCAGGAGGCAAAAAGTATAAATGGAATGAAGCTCAAGTAACCAACTCTACCACTCCAATTAAAAAGGCTAGAGATTGTGTTGATTTTAAATACAAGCAATCTGACCTTGGACCAAAGGATGAATCAAATGCAGAGCTTGTTGACCTACATGAAGAGATTTATCAAAAGCTAAAGGTTTGTATAGATGACTATGCACGTTATTGGGGCATTAATGTTGTTTACTATGAAGCATTTAATTTTGTAAAATATGAGGGTGAAGGTACACACTTCAATATTCACGCAGATCACGGTCCAGCATATAACTGCACAGTGTCTGCTGTTATCTACATTAATGATGACTATGTTGGAGGAGACTTAAAGTTTCCAAGACTTGATAATTTAGTATACAAGCCAAAGGTTGGAGATATTGCAGTATTCCCTTCAAACTATATCTATGAGCATGCATCCCTTCCAATGGAATCTGGCACAAAATATTGTGTTGTTATTATGACAGATATTAATGAGTTAAGTCATAAATGAACAAAGTAATATTTAAAGCTTTTCGTCCTTGGTTAAAAAAAGATAGTATTTCTGTACCATTGCCTACACAAAAGGTAATTCCAGATTGGTATAAAGATGCAGATAGATTTGCAAAGAATCCTTACACAGGGGAATACTTTCCAGCAAATAATCAGGTTTGTCCTTTTCCAAAAGAAGGAACAACAAATGATTATGGCAAGGTTCCTACCTGGAAAGCATGTCCTGCTATTATGGATGGATTTTCAACTGGTTATGTTTTACTAACTCCATGTGATATTCAATTTTTTAAAGATAGTAATGGAAAAATTGATGTTAAGGTAGTTGATGAAAAGCATAAAGATTTTTGTACTAAGAGACCGCCTATGCCACAGTTTGAGCATCCAAAAGGATTCTATAAAGAACATTTTGCTTGGCAGTCAGAATGGTCACTAGGACTACCAGAAGGATATAGTTCACTATTTATGACTCCAATGAATAGGTTTGATCTTCCTTTCATGAATACAACTGGGGTTGTTGATTCTGATAAGGTTGAATTAATTGGAAGTCTTCCATTCTTTATCGCACAAGATTGGGAAGGAACCATCCCAGCTGGAACTCCATACGTACAGATCTTACCGTTTAAGAGAGAAAACTGGGAAAATGAAGTTGAAATTCTAAATCAAAAAGATATGTATGATAAAATGGTAGAGAATGCAACTTTTTATCGTAAACCCGATGGTGGTGTTTACAAGAATCAAATTTGGACAAGAAGAGAATATAAATAAGGAGAAAAAATGAGCACTTGGACTGACAAAGTTAATCTTGGTAATGGAATTCATTGCTATAAGAATGTAATTAAGAAAGAAATTGATGTTGTTAATAGACTTGAGTCTAACTTAGGCCAAGTTGGAGATGAAACAAAGTATAGCTGGTTGCCAGCATATGTTGGATACCGTCAGCTAATGCCAGAATATAGAGACTGTGTTGATTTTAAGTTTAAGAAGGAAAATCTTGAACATGATACACGCCCACAGTCACTTGCTCTACAGTCACTATGGCAAGATGTTTATGATGTTCAAGCTCCAGCAGTACAGGATTACTGCAAAGACTATAATCTGGGAGAGCTAAAGTACTGGGAAGCATTTAACTTTATTAAGTATGGTCCAGGTCAGCACTTTAAGGAGCACCATGATCATGGGTTCTCTTATAACTGCACAGTATCATTAGTTGCTTATCCAAACGATGACTACGAAGGCGGAGAGCTATACTTTAGACTTCAAGACTTAAAGATAAAGCCAGAAGCAGGAGATCTATTTATCTTCCCTTCAAACTTTATGTATCCACACCAGGCAATGCCAGTTCACTCTGGAACAAAATATTCTATTGTAACCATGCTTGACTACAACAAAAAGTTCCATACTGCAGAAATGTATGTAGAAGACTAAATGTTTAATATTTCAGTTGAAAAAACTCCAGACTGTATTTTTGAGATATCTTCAATGTCAATTAAAAGAGACTGGATGGATGAAACTTCTGAAAATCACGCATATAGATGTTTCCCTGTAACACAGGCAAATGTTATTGGATATAGTCTGTCCTGCAAAGAAGACATTGAGTTTATTTGGGATGGAGTTAATGATCAAACGCCTGATCGTGTAGAAATATTTAATCCAAAAACAGCATACTCTGGAAGAGGGCAATCCTCTGTAAGTTTAAGTACTGGATTAATATTTAAAACAGATCAAGACGTTAGCATTTTTTCTATTAATCCAGTAAATTATTTTAGTGATGAGTTTGAAACTATGTCTTCTTTAATAAGTACATCTTTTTATGATAACCCACTACCCTTAGCAATTAAGGCAAAAGTAGCAAATAAAAAAGTTGTTATTAAGGCAGGAACTCCAATTGCAACGTTGATTCCTATATCACTGACTAACCTAAACAATACAGTAATTAATATCTTTGACTATAAGGACGAAGATAGAAAAAGAGTAGAAGCAAATAAAGCTTATGGTGAAGCAGCACAAGTTGTAAATTCTGGTGGTCAGTGGACAGATTGGTACAGAAATGCTGTTAATGAAAAACAAGAATCTCTTGGTTCTCATGAAGTAAAAACCTTAAAGCTTTTTGTAGATGATCAAACAGGCCACGGTAGATAATGAGTGAATTAAACTCAATACACACAGATATAGTCAATGAATATGTGGAAAACTGTAAGCTAGGTAAAATAAGTCATTACATTATAACTGTTGCCAGAGATGGTGAAAAGCCAGTAAGATCTATTATATCTTTTGATAGCTTAAGCCAAGCTTTAGAAGGATATGAAATGTATCAGGATGCTGGTTTTGCAAAAGAGTTTTTAACTGTTTCTTTGTACGAACCTTCTGGAAAAGTTACAACAAAAGTGCTAAAAAGAAATCATGCGGGAGATCCATCTTTTGTTAGGCAAAACTATATAGACACAGTTGATGCACTTTATGGGCTTAAAAATAAGCTAAAAAAAGAAGACTATGAAGATGTTTGTATCAAGATTGTAACTTCTTTTGCAAAAGATAACTGGAGATTTAATCCAGAAAGATTTTTAAAACAACTAGAAATAGAAAGGGAATTATAGGATTTTTTGCCTATGATATAATGCTATTATGGATAATATGGATGCCTCAGTAGTAGTTAGAAAACCATCAATGACCCCTTCGGGCTGGTTTGGCAATGGAAAAGAAATGATTATTGAACTAGAAAACTTTATGACACAAGAAGAAATTGATTTTTTAGAAAAGGCTGCAAAGTCTATAACTATTTGGGATGTAACACAGAGTCACGTAAATGAAAACGGAACTGTTGTATACGATTCAGATTATTGGAAAGACAGAGTAGCGACTAGTCCAACATTAGATAAAAATGATCCAGCTATTGCTCCTGTAATTGCAGGATTGTTTCAAAGACTAAAGCCAATTGTTGAAGAGTTCTACAAGGTAAAGGTTACACCTACTGGAACAACTATTGTTAGATGGCTTCCAGGACAATTTCAAAAACCTCACGCAGATAAAGAACTTCATGAGGGACCAGATGCTGGCTTGCCTAATGATTTCCCAAACTATGATCTTTCAAGCCTATTCTATTTGAATGAAGACTACGAAGGCGGAGAGCTATACTTCCCATTACAGGGTGTACAGTTCAAGCCCAAAAAGGGTGCAGCATATTTCTTCCCAGGGGATAAAAACTATATCCATGGAGTAACAGAGATCAAGAGTGGTATTAGATATACATGCCCGTTCTTCTGGGAAATTACAGAGCATACGGGAGATAGAAAGCCGTGAAAGAAAAGGTTTTAGACTGTATTGAAATATATCCTAAGATATTTGTTTATAAAAATCTGTTTAAAGATATTTCAAAAACATTCTCAATCCTAAAAGATGAAGATAAAGATGCAATACTTAGCCCTTGGTCACAATGGTCTGGTTTTGGAGAGTACCTTAATCCATTATTTAAAGGTTGCCCAGGTGCCATGAGCATAGAAGAAATTAAAAGTGTAGAAGCAGCAACAGAAAAAGACGAAGAGCAAAAAGCTGCAATGGTAGAACTTTTTGAAAACTTTTATTTAGCAACTGAAGACTATATATCTAGAAATAGTGTTGATTTTGATAAAGATGCAATGGTCACAACCCATGAAGGTGATACTGTAAAATTATGGAAAACCAATGGGCCGTCAATAGCAAGATATAGAGAAGATATAGAAGATCCAGTAGCAATGACATATCATTCCGACTACGTAAGAGAACCAATGGTAACACCAGGATATAAATTTGCTATAACTGCTTTAGCTTACTTTAATGATGACTATGAGGGTGGAGAGATTGATTTTATTGTTGATGGTGAAGCCTACATGTATAAGCCAGAGGCTGGAGATTACTTACTTTTCCCTTCTGGCCACCCAGATGTATTGACTAAAAATGATCAGGTTTATATTCATGGAGTGCTCCCACCAAGAGGAGCAAAAAAATATCTATCCAGAATGTACTGGATGAAGTATGAAGTTGGCGACAAGATGTGGCTCAAAAGAGAAGCTGACTATGGAAAAGAAGAGTGGGCCAAAGAATGGTCAGAGATTATGGAAGAATTTAGAAAAAAGAATCCAAATAAAATTAATGCCGACAAAGAGAGAAGAATAAGATGAACCTAGATAATAAAAAAAGAATCACAAAGGATATAGTTGTTTACGAAAACTTTATTTCTGAAGAAAACTGTAAAAAAATGATTCAAGCACTAGATGCTCAAGCACATAACGGCAAGCTTTCTTGGATGCCAATATCTTTTTATGAATCATATTCTTCTGTAACTCCACAAGATAATGATCAAGAAGTTTTAGATGCTGGACTTTCACCTACAATGTTTTCTGATATTGAGAAAGTTATGCCAGAAGCCATTGCTTCAGTACACGACCTTGATCCAAAAACAATTTGTAAGATTGGATATCATACTCAAAAATGGGAGCCAGGAGCATATGCAAGAATTCACTCCGACAACACAGACGAGCATGGAAATTCTGGAGCATTTACAAGAAGCAGATATGCAGGATTTTTATACCTTAATGATGATTTTGAGGGTGGACTTTTAAAATTTCCAGATCAAGATATAGAAATTAAGCCTAAAGTTGGAATGCTTGCAGTATTTGATGGTGGTTTTAATAATATGCATGAAGTTTCTTTAATCACCAAGGGTATTAGATATACAATCGGATCTTTCTGGGATGATAGAGAAGAATCTGCATACCCACAAGAGGTAAGAGATGCTTGGGCAGCAGAAATGAAAGAAACTAGGGCAAAGCAAGAGATTGAAAGAGCAGAATGGCAAGAGCTCATCAAACAAGGGTATAAAATAGATGCTAGTGGTAATAGGTACAAGATAGAGGATCTGGAGAATAATGTCTAATTTTTTAAAAGAGTCATTTGAAAAAAATAACTTTAAATGTACAGATATTGACGATGAAATTTTGCTTGTAGAGGATTTTTTGTCTAAAGAAGAACTTGCATCTTTATGGGATATTATTAATACAAGACCAGAAGAAGACTGGTCAATAGAGTATGTAAAAAACTTAAAAAGATTTTGTCTTGAAAAGTTTGGAAGAGATGATGTTGATAACTTAGTTGCAGAAGGTAAGTTTGAAATTACTAAAAACTGGAATGATAAAAATTTGCAGATTACTGAATATGAAGTAACTGGAACAATTCATACTAGAGTAAACTCTTTAGTTAAACAATTAGATGACAGCTTAGAGCTTGGTGGATTTGGAACTATGCAAAGAATGCAGGAAAAGGTTCAATTAAAATCACATACAGATCAGCACACAGACCCCTCAATTCGCTATGCAACAATTCTTTATTTAAATGATGACTATGTAGATGGAGAACTTTTCTTTGAACATCTTGACATAGAACTAAAGCCAAAACCAGGTTCTTTATTGGTTTTTCCAGGAACTGAAAAATATGAACACGGAGTAAGATTTGTTGGTGATGGACCAATAAGATATGTCATAGTAGGTTTCATTAGAGAAAAAGATCACTACGAAAAGAATAGATACTAAGGAGATATAAAATGGAAAGAGAAATACTTGAAGAAAAGGTCTACTATTACACAAACGTAATTCAAGACCCTCAAAAACTTGTTGAGGCAATTGACAAAGATAATGAAGATCCCTGGGGTGAATGGATGGCCTGTAGTGGACAGCACTATGTGTATGGAACAGACAAGACCATCTATACTCCAGAGAATGATGATGAAAAAAATAACTATATCTATAATACAATTAGAGATGCCTTTGATGTTGTAGCAAAAGACTATGCAGCTGCACAAGGAATTACAGATGAGCCAAAGCTATTTCCTATGTACCCAATAAAAAGATATGAACCTGGTACATTTATGGGCGCTCACTTTGATCAGCAAGAAGGAGATGAAAGACTAAAGGTTTCTTTTGTCATGTACCTTAATGATGATTATGAGGGCGGAGAAATATCATTTACTATTTCTTCTCCTGATGGAATTTTGCAGCAAGCAGGACCAACCCCAGATTTTGCTGAAGCAGAAAGAACTGGAAATTATACATTTGCTGTAAAACCAAAAGCAGGAAGCATTATTGTATTTCCGCCATCACCACCTTACCATCATACAGCACACCTTGTTAAGAGTGGACTAAAGTATATGGTTCCAAACCACTGGATCTCATAATGTAAGACTACTTTTGTTTTGCAAAAGTACTAACTATAAACTATAGATTGACACGCTCTTTGTGAGCGTGTTTTTCTTTTTAAACTGTGCTATACTTAGGAACTACTTTGGAATTTACAAAGTACTTAACTTATTTTTGCTATGAAAGGTAAATAAATGTCAGATACAGTATTCTCTTTTCGTCTTTCCGATGAATTTGTAAATAAATATAACAACGCTCCAAGTCCTTTTGGATTTCAAGATGCAGGATCTAACTCACTTGGAGAGATTACATTTATTCGTACATATTCTCGTGTTAAGGAAGATGGAACTAAGGAACGCTGGCATGAAGTTTGCCGTCGTGTAATTGAGGGTATGTATTCAGTTCAGAAGAACCATGCTAAAGACAATCGTCTTCCATGGAATGATAACAAGGCACAGAAGTCTGCTCAGGAAGCTTTCCAGAGAATGTTTGAATTGAAGTGGACACCACCAGGTCGTGGTCTTTGGGCATTCGGTACACCTATGACTATGGAAAAGCGTAACTCTGCTTCCCTCCAAAACTGTGCAATGGTTTCTACTCGTGACATTGACCGCAATGATCCAGGTGCATTATTTGCTTGGGTTATGGATGCATTAATGCTGGGTATTGGAGTAGGATTTGATACTCTTGGACAAGATAAGCAAATGTCTATTTATGCTCCTAATGAACCAGTATCTACCTATGAAATTCCAGATACCCGTGAAGGATGGGTAGAATCTGTACGCCTTTTGATTAATTCATTTTTACGCCAGAACCAACCAATTCAAGAGTTTAACTATGACCTTATCCGCCCTCTAGGAGCCCCTATTAAGGGCTTTGGAGGCGTTGCAAGCGGTCCAGCGCCACTTATTGATCTCCATACACGCATTCGCAATGTTGTGGGCTCTAGAGCAGGAGATATGCTTGATAGCCGTGCAATTGTAGATATCGTAAACCTTATTGGAACATGTGTTGTTTCTGGAAATGTTCGTCGTTCTGCAACTCTTGCTTTGGGTACACCAGAAGATGATGGCTTTATTAATCTTAAAAATCCAGAAGTCTTCCCAGAAAGAAACTCCTATGATCCAGAAAAACCAGGTTGGGCATGGATGAGTAATAACTCTATTGCTGCTGAAGTTGGAACTAAGTATGAAGATTATGTAGATTTAATTGCAGACAACGGAGAGCCAGGTTTTATCTGGCTAGGGGTTGCACGTGACTATGGTCGCCTTGCAGATGCTCCAGATTATAAAGATGCTCGTATTATGGGATTTAATCCATGTGCAGAGCAGCCACTTGAATCGTATGAACTTTGTACCCTTGTAGAGGTTCACCTTAATCGCCATGAGTCAAAAGAAGACTTTTTGAAGACTCTTAAGTTTGCATATTTGTATGGAAAGACTGTTACTCTTATGCCAACACATTGGCCAGTTACAAACGGAATTATGCAACGCAATCGTCGCATTGGTACATCCCTTACAGGAATTGCTGCTTTTGCTGACGAACATGGTTTGCCAACAACTCGTGAATGGATGGATGAGGGTTACTCAACAATTCGTAAATATGATCATCAGTATTCAGAATGGCTTTGTGTTCGTGAATCAGTTCGTGTGACAACAGTTAAGCCATCAGGATCTGTATCGCTTCTTTCTGGTGCTACACCTGGAGTTCACTGGGGACCTGGTGGAGAATTCTATCTTCGTGCTATTCGTTTTGGAGATACTGATCCAATGCTTCATTTGTTTAAAGCAGCGGGATATAAAGTTGAACCAGATCTAGTATCAGCAAATACTCAAGTAGTATATTTCCCAGTAGCATCAGGACATAAACGTTCTGAGAAGCAGGTTAGCCTATTTGAAAAGATTGGTTTGGCAGCAACCGCTCAGAAGTACTGGTCAGATAATGGTGTTTCTGTAACACTCTCATTTGACAAGGAAGAAGAAAAGAAGTTTGTCGCTCCAGCACTTAATATGTATGAGGGTCAGCTAAAGGCAGTTTCTTTTCTTCCAATGGGAAATAAAACTTATCCTCAGCAGCCATATACAGAAATCACACGTGAAGAATATAACTCATATGTTGGCAAGATTGGTAAAATTGACTGGTCCGCTATTTATGATGGAGTAGAAAACCTTGAAGCAGCAGGTGAGGCATATTGCTCAACAGATGCCTGCGAAATTAAGTTTTACTAAAATAGTGGTTCTTTAAATACTTATTTAGTGGGGAATATGGTATACTGATGGTTATGGATTCTTTAATCAACCCTGAAACTGGCGAACCAATTGTCAAAAATGTACGTAGACAAGTTATTGAAAAGAAGTATAACTGGGGTCTATATGTGTACAAGAAGTCAAATGGCAAGTGGTTTACGGACGGCAGTGGGAATGTACTAAACATTGAGTCAATGCGTAATGATCTAACTAAAATTGCAGAACTTAAGGCAGCAGCTAAGCATTATGGTGATGAAGGTGATGGAGAAGCAGTTTTTGTTCCTGGTCTTACAAGAATCACTGATGAAGAGCATTCTGAGCAAATAGATCGCATGAAAGCTGGATTAATTCCTTCCATGAACGATCTTGGCGCATGGCATGCAGCACAGCAAACTCTTAATAAAGCAGGCGGGGCAGCGTTTGATGAATAACGAAGATTATCTAGAAGCCAGACTTGGCACAACAGAAAAACCAGAAAGTCAATTTAAAAACAGTGACCCATTTAATAAATCATGGGAAGAATTAAAATCTTTAACGGGACTTGAAGATAATGTTAAGCGTCGTATTTCAAGACAAGTAAACAAAGCAATGACACAAGAAGGCTATCTTGCAACAAATGCAAACATTGATCTTCTTAGTGTTCCATATCTTGATTCGGCAAATGCAGATCCAAAAGGCTTAAAGGATTCTGGCTCTAAAGCAATTAATCCTGGTTTGGTATACCGAAATGGCTATGGTCTTTTTGATGTAATTACTCCTCCATACAATATGTATGAACTAGCTAACTTTTATGATACATCTTTTGCTAATCATGCTGCCATTGATGCAAAGGTAGAAAATGTTGTTGGTCTTGGATATCGTTTTGATGTAACAGACCGCACAATGATGAGTCTTGAAAATAATTCAGATCAGGCTGCTACAGCACGTGCACGTAACCGCATTGAAAGAGCAAAACTAGAACTTCGTGATTGGCTTGAATCACTAAATGATGATGACAGTTTTACTCGCACAATGGAAAAAATTTATACAGACCTACAGGCAACTGGTAATGGATATATGGAAGTTGGTAGAACTGTAAGTGGTGAGATTGGTTACATTGGTCACATTCCATCAACAACAATGCGTGTGCGTCGTATCCGTGATGGATATGTTCAAATCATTGGGCCAAAGGTTGTTTACTTCCGTAATTTTGGAGCAACTAACCGTAACCCACTGACAGCAGATAATCGTCCAAATGAAATTATTCATTTCAAGGATTACTCTCCACTAAACACTTATTATGGTGTCCCAGATATTATCGCAGCGCTGCCATCACTTATTGGTGACCAGCTTGCTTCACAATACAACATTGATTATTTTGAAAACAAAGCGGTACCAAGATATGTAATTACTCTTAAGGGTGCCAAGCTATCGGCTGATGCTGAAGATAAGATGTTCCGATTCCTACAGACAGGACTAAAATCTCAGTCACACAGAACTTTGTATATCCCACTACCTGGTGATAACGATCATTCTAAGGTTGAGTTTGATATGAAACCAATTGAGAATGGAATTCAGGATGGTTCATTTAAGGAATACCGTAAGCAGAATCGTGATGATATTTTGATCGCTCATCAAGTTCCAATTTCTAAGCTTGGTGGTTCAGAATCAGGAGCAATCGCTGCAGCATTAGCACAAGATCGCACATTTAAAGAGCAGGTTTCTCGTCCAGAACAACAGCATCTTGAGAAGGTAATTAGCAAAATTATTAAGGAAAGAACAGATATTCTTCAGTTTAAGTTTAACGAACTTACTCTTACAGATGAGATTGCACAGTCACAGATTCTTGAGCGTTATGTTAAGAATCAGATTATGCTTCCTAATGAAGCTCGTGAAATCCTTGATCTTCCACAGGCAGAGCATGGAGATACTCCTCTTGAGTTAAGTCCAAGGCAGGCTGCCGATGCAAGAGCAAATGGCAATCGTTCTAGAGATGCAGAAAGAACAAATAACCAATCAGATGGCCCTGCAACAGTCTCTGGACGTAATCCGAAGGGTGAAGGTAGAGCGTCTCAATAATTGAGAAATCTACATAAAAGTTTGGTATAATGGATTACGATATGAACATAAATAAGGCTTTTTGGACCACTGACGGCGACAATGTTCGCTTATCAATGCCCTTTGGAAAAGTAGATATTGAGAAAAGAATTGTGTCTGGCTTTGCCTCCCTTGACAATGTTGACAAGCAATATGACATTGTTACAACAGAAGCATCAATGAGCGCTTTTGCAAAGTTCCGTGGAAATATTCGTGAAATGCATCAACCTTCAGCAGTTGGCAAGATGATTTCTTTTAAAGAAGAAAAGTATTTTGATCCAGAGTCAAAGAAGTTTTACAAAGGCATTTATGTTTCTACATACATTTCAAAAGGTGCAGCAGATGCATGGGAAAAAGTTCTTGATGGAACATACACTGGTTTTTCTATCGGCGGTAGAATGAATAAGTGGGATGACGCATATAACGAAGAACTAGATAAAACAATTAGAGTTATTAAGGACTATGATCTTGTTGAGTTGAGTCTTGTAGACTCCCCAGCAAATCAGTTCGCAAGCATTATGTCAGTTGAAAAGGTTGACGGAGTAGACACAATTAAGGGAGACCTTGCAGATGTAGTTGTAGAAAATGTTTTCTATGATGAAGAAACAGGAATTGTTCTAACTTCTGATGAAGAAACATACGTTAGCCCAGTAAGTGGTAACG